TAAGTATTTATAGTTTAAATTAATATTATTTATATTTGTTATAAATTACGAACTTACATTAGTTATAGTTCGTGTATTATCTGTATTAGTTGTTACAACAACTTGTTGATTTGTTAAACTTCCTATTCCTTGTTCTTGTAATTCTCCATTACAACATTTTGAACTGTATGTTCCATCTTTACATACGCAACCTCTTTTACCACCTTTTGGTGAACTTGTTTTTTGTCCCATAATTTTATTTATTAATTTCAGCATTATTTATAATTGATTTTATTTTATCTAATAATTCTTGTTCTTTTGCTAATTCTAAACTCATTTCTAATTTGTCAGAAAAATATCCTTCAATAGAAAATCCTTTGACTTTACCTGTTTTAACAAAGTCATTCCATATAGCTTCATTATTTACTTTCATTGAAACCATCCAAGTTCCTACGGGTGCATTTAAGCCATACTTTTTAGATTTATCCATATCTACATCTTCAACTATCCAAGATTCAACTACAGTCAAATCCTTTAGTTTCTTTTCGTGTTCTAATGTAGCATTGTTTTGATTGCTATTCATTAAGAATAATTCACTTGCTTTGCGTACTGTATCTTCTGAAAAGAAAATATAATATTCATCATTACCATTTCTACGATAAATGTTTTTATTAGGTATTAATGCAGCACCCATTAAAATCTTTTTTTCATCATCTACTTTTGCAAGTTCTAAATGTTCGCTTAATGCAATGAAGTTAGATTCTATTGCAGGAAATTCTACAATTGAAACTGCATCTATCCCACTTAACTTTTCGTTTTCGTCTATTATTAATTCTACTATTCTCATATTATTATAATTAATTTAATTTTTATTTGTTTTATCCTATTGATGCTGATTGTATAATATTTCTATTTAATGCTTGTGCTGTAGTTACATTACTTGCTACTACGTATGCTTGAATAGGTTGTTGTTCTTTTGAACCAATTGTTTGTGCTAATTGATTTGTTGAACTTGCACCTACTACATTAAATGCAGGAGGAGCCATTGCACCACCACCTGTACTTTCATTACCTGCAGAACCTGTTGGAGAACCACCACCACCCATAGCAGATAACCCTTTTGCAGTTGCAGCTATTGTACTTGCTATTCCAATTCCAGCACTAACATTATTCATAGTAGATTCAGCAGCAGCTAATGCAACACCACCTGGAAGTAATGCATATTTTAATTTAGCAGCAGCATTTGCAGCCTTTGTATTAATAATAATTTTAGCAATACCTGCAGCACTTTCAGCAATTAATAATGCTTTTTGTAATCCTTTATTTTTTTCAAATAAACCTTTTAATAAACCAATTCCTGAAGATATATTATTAAATGTAGCTTCTTGAATTCCTTTTTTTGCTTCTGCTACTGCTTTATCATTTTCAATTACTCTTTTATTAGTTTCAACTTGATTAGTAATTAAAGCATTATCTATTTCTTGTTTCTTAACTTTATATTCGTTTTCAGCATCTAATCTTGCTTGTGTTCCTAAAACTGCACCATCTATTTTTAATTGTAATCTTTCAAGTTCAATTCTTTTTTCTTCTTCTAAATTCAGCCTTTGATTTTCAAGTTTTTTTAATTCATCAGTTTCTAAACTTTCATTAAATTTCTTTTGTTCAATTCCTAAAGCATTTAAATTTTCTATTTCACTTTGTCCTAAAGCTATTTTTTCTTTTTGTAATGAAATGCTATTTGCAATGTTCTCACTTCTTAATCCTTCTATTTGAGCAAGTACACCCTCTTTATTAGCTAAAGCATCAGTAACGGCAGCCTGATTTTCTATGCTTTTATTCATATTATAATTAGCTTGTGCAGCAGCAACTTGCAAGCTTGCTTGTGATAGCATTGCTTTTTGTTGTTTTTCTAAAACACCACTTAATTTATTATTAGCAGCAATTCTGTCATCAATAGAAAGTAAATCATTATCTCTAATTTGTCTTAACTTTTCTGCTTGTCTATCATATTGTTCAACTAACCTACCTTGTTCAGCTGCAGCTAATATTGCTGAATTTTGTAATTTAACATTTGCTTCAGATGCTTTAAAAGTTTTAACTGCATAATTTCCAATAGCTTCAGCAGCATCTCCTATTGCTTTTTTACTTCTATCAACTGTATTATTAACTCCAGTTAAAACATCAATAGATTCTTTACCAGCTTTCTTTACAGATTCCATAGCTCCTGCAAAATCACCTTCAAATACTTTTTTAATTGATTCACCAACGTAACCTATTGTATCTAAAAACGAATTAAATCTTTCAATTAAATTTTCTTTAACTAAATCACCAAACTTTTGTAAATATTTTGTAGGATTTTCAAATACATCTTTAAAAATTTTAATAACAGATGGAAAATTATCCATTACAAAACCAAATAAATCATTAAATGCAATAGACAAAGCACCAATAACAGTATTAAATGTGTCTACTACTTTTTGATTCTTACCTAATACTTCTTTAAATAAATTAAAGGCTTCCATTACTAAACCAATACCAATTGCTTTAATAGCTAAACTCATTCCTTTAAATCCATCTGCTAAAGATTTAACTCCTGCTTCAGCATTTTTAGTTGATTGCTGTATGCCTTTTATTTCGTCAGCAGTATCTTCAAAAGAATTACCTAATTTTTTAACATCTTTAGTTATGTTATCTAAATTGCTTTCTATTTTTAATGTAACTACTTTATTTTCCATTGTCTTTTTATTTGTTCAAATCCTTGTTTCCAAGTAGTTGTTAATTTATATTTTCCTTTTGCTATTTCTATTACTTCGCTTTGTCCGTAATGTTCGTGCAATGCTAATAAATCTAAAATGTTTTTTATCATAATGTTCTTAAGTCAGTTAATAATTCAAATGATGCTTCACCTGTTGTTAAATCAGTTGTGAATGAATTTATAATATATCTTTTATCTCTTATTAGAATCCTATTGTTTAGTTTTAAAGAAGTTAAAATAGAAATAGGTAATACAGCACTAACTTTTACTAAACGTGCTTTATAATCAAATATATTTCCTATGTATTTTGAATAATAAGTTTCATATAAACTATTAGTTATAACTTGATTTGTTAATGTGCTTTGTTGGTCAGGAAAATTTAACGAATAAGTATTTCCACTTATCAATAATTCTTGTCCAAAAGCTTTGTAACTTGTATGACTTGTACCGTTTCCACTTAATGCATTTGAAAAATAAAAATTTGTACTCGTTAAACTTGTTAACGATGTTGGGTTATAATCATATAAAATTATTGGCTTAGGTATGTATTTTTGTAAATCAGTTTTTAAGCAATAACCTACCTGTAATTTATCTTTTAAATTGTTGAAATTTAAATCTTCAAAAGGTAATTTAATTGAATATTCTTCTCCATCGTTATTTGTAGTATATAATAAATTACCATATTCAATTCCATTGTTTGAAAGAAAACCTACATTAACTAATGATTCTGATTTTTCATATAAGAAGTTTATTTTCTTATAAGTTTTTACTCTTGTTAAATTTGTACTATCTGATTTAATATATTCTGATAAATCAATAATATTACCTAAATTGTAATAGTTTTCTAAAGTATCTATTGTATAATTTACACCATCACTTGAATAACAAGTAAGATTAAACATTTTTAAAATACCAGCAAAAAAGTCCTCAATTTTAATCTCTGGCATATAACTTGACAATTGCAACTTATAAAATGGAGTTTCTAATAATGGAGCATTTACATAAAAATAATAACTAAAATCGCCGCTAATATCCTCGTAAAAAGATTCTACTTCAATCTGTGCATCATACTCAAAACTTTGTTTCGAACCTATGTAAATCTCGAAATAATCATTTGTGGCAAATCTATTGGTTGTATTTTCTATTGTAAAATAATTAGCAACTCCTGATATTGTAGTAAATGTATCGGAAGTAAAATACAAAGCTCCATTTCTATAAATATAAATAGTATATAATTCCCCACTTACTGAAGGAGTTATTTTTAAATTTGCGTACTTATTTGTAAATATATAAGAACCATAAGATAAAGGAGCTGTATAATTATTGTTCAATCTTTGAGTCGTTAAATTATACTCATATCCTGTCTCTGCAACTTCTCCCGTTTCATCAAATAATATTCTATCTAAATATTCTTTCTCTGAAAAAGTATCAGCATTTTTTAAATATAAATAAGCGTTTCTAAATTTTAAATCTATTAAAAAATTACTTGGATTTTCAACAGTTCCACCTAAATTAACATTAAATTTTTCTTCAATCATACTGAAAATTGAATTTAATCTTATTGCAGGAAATAACTCGTTGTATCTTATCGGGTTTGCTATTAAGTTAATATTATCACCACTACCATAGTTCCAATACCTATCAGATGAGATTAAAGGAAACATTACATCGTCGCTATTTGCAGCGGTAACTACTTTGTCTTTTACTATGTTACCAGTGTAAAAAATATCATAGTTACTACTATTTAAATCCTTTAAAAATAACCCTGCAAATTTGTCTTTTAAGCTTCCTAAGTTACCGATAAAAGTAATTGAGTAGCTTTGTGGATAATTATCTTTTATATCGCACCCCTCAAGTTGTATTTTACCAACTCTAAAAGGTATCGTATCTAATTCAATATAGGCATCAGCCTTTATTAAAGTATTGAATTGACTATCTAAAGAATTTTCGTACCAATGTTTAAAAATCTTATTATTGTTTTTAGTAGCAGGAACCGTAAATGTTTGGCTAAAGTCTGAATATGTTTTTGAAATATCATTTATATTTTGAACAGAACTTGTTACACTTATTTTTTCATCGTTAAACAATTCAACTCTTTTAGCTTGTAATGTTGTACCTAATAAACCACCTAAAGTTTGTAATTCAGTTAATAAACAATTACCACTTTCTAAAGTACCACCTGCAGCATAAACTCTTGTTCCAAAATTATCAACTAATACACTTGATAAATCAACTACATTATCTGTGTAAATATATAGTCCTACATTTATCATTATACTATGTTATTTATTAATTCAAAAGCGTATTCAAAATCAATTTCAAAGTTTATATTTTTATCTAACAAATCAGTCTTATATGTGAATGATTGTGTTTTAACTTTTGCAGGTTTGTTATCAATTAAAATAGTTTCACTTAATAATAAATTTTGTATTAATTCATTGTAAGATTCAGTAACCCAACCTGTATTGCATTTAATAGTTTTATTTCCGTTGATATTAAATACTTTGCTTTGTCCTCTATATACGTTGTAATTAATTGCATCAGGTAGTAAATTATAATCAGAACCTTTAACACTTATTGAATTGCTTTGTGCTTTATAAAATGTTAAAAATTCCCAACCACCAAATGAATTTATAAACGAACATTCAACTGGCGTGTACTTACATTCTTCAATAGGATATGTATAAAAAATATTTAAAATAGGTGCACCAAACGTTTGATAACTTAAAGTTAATTTACAACCATTTACAAAATTTCCATCTACAGGATTTAAAGTCAATGGAACTTTTAAATTAAACACTCCTTGTTGAGAAAATAAAAGACTTTGAGTTACTGAATAAACAATGCCATCAATTCTTTCATAAGTTGCATTTAATATACCGAATTGGTCTTTAAGAACCATAACATTAACATAAGGGCATTCTGCTGGAATAGCTTTATTGTAATTGCTATTTATGTTTTTATTTTTTAATATTTTTACTGCAATATTTTCAGCAACTTGTGTTCCATTTACATATTCTGTAAATCCTTGTACACCTACATAAGTAACTGTATTTACTAAAGTATAAGTAGAACCTATTAATTTATATTTTTTAACTTTACAAAAACACCAAGCATCATCGTTTTCTATTGTAGTTGTATGAACTTTTACAGGGTTTATAATATCTATAAACTCATTTATATAGTTTGATATATTCCAATCTAATCTTCTTTGTGATATACTTGGAATTAATTTGCTTAAGGTATGTGTTGGCGTTGCAGGTTCTGTTTCATCTTTGTGCCATAAAAATAATTCTATCTTACCACCAATTTGAGCAACCTCATCTATAGTTACAAAATACGGACTTCTTGTTTTTATAATATTCATTTTTTATGATATTTTGTATTAATCAATTCTTCATCAATATAAATTTCTTCTTTACAAACATCAAATAAATTAATGTAACTTGTTGAATCAATTGTTGAATCCTTTGTAATTATAAACGATGGAGTTTCATCATCTGCATTATAAATTTTAACTATGTTCATTTTAAATCTTTTAAATTATAATCTATCATTGTTTCTATATCTTGTCCAAATGCTTTTAATAAATCAATATCAATGTATTTCTTATATCCTTCTTCAAATGGTTTAGTAAAAAACAAACTTGGTTTAATTCCTTTATGAAATATACTTCTTGTAATTAAATAAGCAGTTGAATCATAACTTAAAAATCTACCTGACTTTCTATCACGAAATTGAAATCCTTTTTGTTTGACCCATTGATTTATTCCTTTAGTTAAACCACCTTTTTTACCTGTACCTGAACCAAATTTAAATGGACTATTAGGTGCTTTATTAGAACTTGTTTTACCTTTAACACCTTTGTCTACAAATGCACCATAATCAGCCATCTGAAAACCTACAATAGTATATCCGTTTTCAGTTACTACTTCGCCTTTTAAACTATTATATAATTCCTTAGAATTATTTTTACCACTTTTAGATAGATTACTTCTTGATTGTTGAATAACATAAGCATATACTTAAATTTAAAATGGGTGGTGTTGAATTTGGGTTTATACCTAACTTAGATGATATGACCTTTGGTGAATATACAGATTTAGACACGTATATAAACGATTGGGAGCAGATGCATAAAGCAATGGCAGTATTATATAGACCAATTAAAAAGAATGGCTTAAATAGCACGTATGAAATTGAAAAATATAATGGTTCTATAACTTATTCTGATGTGATGAAACACGCACCACTTGATGTTGTATTTGGTGCAACGGTTTTTTTTTACAATTTAGGCAACGAACTATTGAGCAGTACGATGACTTATTTGGAGAACAACAAGGAGATACAGAATATTCTGCAACATCACAATTCGGAAAAAGGTGGGGATACTACTCATCTTTGTATGCTTTATCTAAAGGAGACATTACAAAATTTGATAGAGTTACCGAATTACCGATTAACCAATGTTTAACATATTTAACTTTTGAAAAGCAAAAGAATCAAATAGAATCAGATTTAATAAAAAGAAATAAATGAGTACATTCTACGAAATAACACAAGCTATAAAGAATCAATTACAAGAAGATATTTTTGTAAACACAGTTACTATTGGTGATATATTTAAAGTTGATTTAAACAAACAAACTATATTTCCTTTGAGTCATATTATAGTTAATTCAGTTTCATATCAAGGTCCTGTATTGAATTATAACATATCTATTTTAAGTATGGATATAGTAGACGAAAGCAAAGAAGAAATTACAGATATATTTATAGGTAATGATAACGAACAAGATGTTTTAAACACACAATTAGCAGTTGCAAATAGATTCTTAGAAGTATTAAGACGTGGTTCATTGGGTGAAGATTATGAACTTGTAAATGGTACTGCAAACATAGAATTCTTTACTGAAAGATTTGAAAATAAAATAGCAGGTGTTACATATACATTTGATATTGCAATACAAAATTCAATGAGTATATGTTAAACGTTCAAAAAACTATAGAGAAATTTCGTGATTATGTTATTCGTGAATCTAAAGACAATCTTAAAAGAGGCGGTCAATATGGAAGCTACAATAATACAAGTGCTTTATCAAATAGTTTAAAAGGCGAAGTAGTAACTGAAAACGGATATACTATTGTAGGATTTCAAATGGCTGATTATGGTGCATATAGAGACCAAGGAGTAAAAGGTAAAACAAGTTCAACAAAAGCACCTAATAGTCCATTTAAGTTTGGTTCAGGTACAGGTAGAAAAGGTGGTTTAACTGAAGGAATTAAAAAGTGGGTTAAACAAAAAGGGTTTCAATTTAGAAGCAAGGAAGAAGGAAGCAAAGGTAGATTTTTAAGTTATGATTCAACTGCTTATTTAATTACAAGAAGTATATTTCATAAAGGGATTAAACCAAGTTTATTCTTTACTAAACCATTTGAAGCAGGATATAAAAAATACATTGATGTAGATTTATTAAAAGCATTTGGGCAAGATATAGAAACAATAGTAGATTATAATTTAAAAGATTTAAAATGAATATAATAAAAAGCAGAAGTCCTTATTTTATAACAGTAGATGAAGCATCACAAATAGGTGGTAAGATAGAAGTGTTCTTGTGGCACAAAGGAACAACAGAACCTGCAACACCAACTTATACATTAACTAAATTAATTCCAAGTACTACACAAAGAAAACTAACTTGGAACATATCAAACTATATAAAAGAATTTATAGATGTTGTAAACCCTGTTAAAGTAGTTACACCTACGCAAGAAAATAATAATGCTTGGTGCTTTTGTAAAGTTAAAAGATATAAATTAATAGGGTCTACTTATACTTTTTTAGATACAGTTCTTTATGTAGGCGTACAAGGTTTTACAGAATATGTAGATGGATATAACGAATCAGTTAATGATACTTATTTGCAATTATTAAACGATATTATTAAAATTGATTATAAATATTCAAACACTAATATTCCATATTTGAATTTATTGTTAGAAACAAATATAGACTTTGATTGGATTGTAAATTATTATAATTCGTCAAATTCATTATTAGCTTCTAATACTATTGCAGTTGCAGCAAATCCTAATGTATTTAACTATAAAGTACCTTTGTTTTATAATTACGAACCATATTTAGTTTCATATTTAGAAGTAGTTAATGAAGATATTAAATTTAGAATTTATGTAAACAAAATAGAAGAATGTAAATATACCCCTGTAGAATGTGCGTTTATAAATTCAGCAGGTGGGTGGCAGTTTTTAACGTTCTTTAAAGCACAAAGTAATTCAATAAGTGTAAAAGGTTCAGATTATAATTTACTTCCTGATGCAGTTGATTATAATGTATACAGAGGGCAAAGCAAAGTGTTTAATATAAATGGAAACAAAACTATTAAATGCAATACAGGTTGGGTTTACGAATCTTATAATGAATTGATTCAAGACTTGCTTTTAAGTGAAACTATTTTATTAGATAACAAACCTGCAAAAGTTAAAACACAATCATTTACATATAAGACTGATTTGTTAGATAGAAACATAAACTTTGAAATAGATTTTGAATATTCATTTGACTTAATAAACAATGTTATATGATAGTAGTAGGTTTATATATAAAGAATTTATCTACATCAGAATATGATAGAGTAGAATTATTCAATGATGAGAAAATAAGTGTAACAAGTTCGGTTGCGAATATAAATGATATTTCAAAAACGCTTTCAGATTATAGCCAAACGTTTACAGTACCTGCTACTAAAAATAATAATGCTATTTTTAAATATTGGTATGAGAATTCTTTATACACTCAATTCAGTACATTAAAGAAAGCAGATGCTTATATTGAATTAGATACAATACCATTTAGAGTAGGTAAGATTCAATTAGAAAGTTGTGATTTAAAAAACGGACAAGCACAAAGTTATTCAATTACTTTCATTGGTAGCTTAGGTAACTTAAAAGATAAATTTGCGGGAAAGTTTTTAAAAGATTTAAATAGTACTGAATTTAATGAATCACATAATGGTACAATAGTAAAAGATAAAATATTTACAACTGCTACAAGTGGTAATATAATGTATCCTTTAATATCTTCTTTAAATTATTGGGCTTATGGTTCAGGGTATAATATTAATAATTCTGCAACTCCTATTTATCATAATGATTTATTTCCTGCATTACGTTTGAAGTCTATTTTTAAAATGATAGAAACAGAATTTGGAGTAAGTTTTAATGGAACAACTGAAAATCCAAGTACATTTTTAAATGATAATAAATTTAATGCTGCTTATTTATGGTTAAAGAACGCTGAAACATTTTCTTTAAAAGGTGTTTCTGATTTAGTAACTTGGGATAATACTTCTAATGATTATGGTTATACTGTAGACTTAGATGATGAAAGTTTTCAATCAATAGAAACGGGTGATATTTGGATTGATAAATATGCTAAATTAGATATTACTTCTACCGTAGCAGGTTTAATTTATTATGTAGAAACATATAAAAATGGAATAAAAATTTTAAATCAACAAAGAGTATCTTCTACAAGTTCACAAACTATAACAGTTTCAGGTCTTGGTTTTGGTTTGCCAAGTGATGTTTATACAGTTAGAATATTAGCACCTTTAGTAATGACGTTTGATTGTACATTAAATCTAACAACTGTATTAATAGATACTACAGTTTTAACAATGAATGTTTTAAAAAGTGTATCACAAACAACAACTGCACCAAACTTAGCTGTTAAGAATTATATGCCTGAAATTAAAATAGAAGATTTCTTTAGTGGTATTTTAAAAATGTTTAATCTAACTTGCTTTTCAAATGATGGTATAACATATACAATAGATACTTTAGAAAATTATTACACTACGGGTGGTATAATTGATTTATCTAAATATATTAAATCAGATGCAACTAATTTAACAAGAGTGAAATCTTATAAGAAAATAAACTTTCTTTATGAAAAATCAGATTCATTAGTTAATGTAGGTTTTCTTTCTGCTAACAATATTGAATATGGAAATCTATTATATGATACAACAAATGATGGCGAAGAATATACTGTTAAATTACCATTTGAAGATTTAAACTTTAATAATTTAAAAGATAAATTACAAGTAGGTTATGCTTTAAAAACTGATTTACAAAAGTACACACCTAAGCCAGTTATTTTATATGATTATAATCAAACTGCTTTAACAAGTTTAACAAGTACTACTTTATATTTTTCTACTGGTGTTTTAGGTGGTCCAGCAGGTTCACCATATACAAGTTACAAAGCATTTGGACAAGAATATAATGATGGAACAAATACTTATTCTTTAAACTTTCCTGAACAACAAAGCACATTAACAAATCAATTAATAACTAATAGTTTATATGAAACTTATTACTCAAAGTACATAGGCAATATATTTGATTATAAAGCACGAATAGTAAAAGTAAGTGCAATATTACCTATATCTATTTTAACTTCTTTAAAACTAAACAATAGACTTCTAATAAGAGATAAAAGATATATTATAAATTCTTTTACAACTGATTTAACAACAGGTGAAGCATCATTTGAATTATTAACTGACTTAAGAATATTATGATAAAACACATTTTAGATTTATTAGCATTGCACGAACATTACGGACAAAGCGAAGTAATAGAAATAGCGAAAGGAAAATATAAATTATTAACTTCTTGGAGACAAGGTTTTGAACAAATAAAAAGGCAATGGAAAATAAAGTAGTTACGTTAAAAATAGAAAGCAATTTAGATAACATAACTAAAGATGTTAAAAAATTAAATTCAGGTCTTGAAGATTCTACTAAAGAAATTAAAAAAGTAGAAAAGAATGTTGAAAAAGTAGAAGGTTCCACAAAATCTATGGCTGATGGTTTTAAAGCTACAGGTTTAGCTATTAAAGCAATGGGAATTGGATTATTGATTTCTGCATTTTCTACATTGCAAGAAGTATTTATGAGCAATCAAAAAGTAGCTAATACTTTTTCTGCTGTTATGGGTACAATGACAAATATATTTACACAGGTAGTAAATATTTTAGTTTCTGTAGTTGAAAAGGTTAATAAATCTTCTAATGGTTTTGATAATTTAGGTAAGGTTGTTTCTGGTATGATTACATTATCATTAACTCCTTTGAAATTAGTTTTTTATGGAATTTCATTAGCTATTGATGAAGCTAAACTTGCGTGGGAAGAAAGTTTCTTTGGTGATGGTGACCCTAAAGTAATAAAAAAATTAAGTGAAAGAATTACAGCGACAAAAGATAATATTGTTGAGGTTGGAAAAGCAGCGGTAGATGCAGGAATTAAAGTAGCAACTAATATTGGTGGTGCTATAAAAGAAGTTGGTGCAGTTGTAGAAGGAACTATTGAAGGTGTTTCTAAAATATCTATTCGTGGTGCATACGAACAAGCTAAAGCAAATGTTCAATTACAAAATTCTGCTTTAATAGCTGCTGCTGAACAAGCTAAATTAGTTGAAAAATATGATACTGATGCAGAAAAATTAAGAAAGATTCGTGATAATGATTTGCTTTCTATTAAAGACAGAACAAAAGCAAATGATGATTTAAAAGCAGTTTTAGAAAATCAATCAAATGCAATGAAATCTTTAGCTGCTAAACAAGTAGAAGCAGCAGCATCAACATATAATTTAAATAAATCTACTGAAAATCAAGTTGCTTTAATAAATGCACAAGCAAATGCATTAGGAGTTGTAGCACAAATAGAAGGACTAACAAGTGAACAAGAAAGTAATAGAGTATCATTAAAAAAAGAATTAAATGATTTAGACCAAACTAAATTAGAGAATATAAATACTTTAGCTATTGAGCAAAAGAAATTTAATGAAACTTTAGAAACTGATGAATTAAAAAAACTTGAAAATCAAAGAACAAATTTAGAAGAAGAAAGAAGAATTGAAGTTTTAAGATTACAAGATAAAATAAATAAAGCTGCTGAAGGTACAAAAGCAAAATTAGACGCTGAAAATGAATATGCAATTAAAACTCAGGAAATTGATAACGCTTTAATTACTAATAAAAAAGCTATTGCTGATGAAGAAATAAAAATTGAAAAAGCAAAAGACGACCAAAAGAAAGCTATACAAGATGCTCAATTTGCTTTAGCATCAGGTGCTGTTAATTTTTTAAAAGAAATTGGTGGTAAAAGTAAAGCAATTCAAAAAGCTGCTATTATTGCTGAAAATGCAATAGGTATAGGTAAAATGATTATTGCTAATAATGCTGCTAATATTGGTGCATTAGCAACGCCACAAGCAATAGCATCAAGTGGAGTTTCTGCTGCTCCTGTTATAGCAATGAATAATATTACAACTGCATTAGGTGTAGCAACTACAATAGCTGCAACTGCAAAAGCATTAAGTGCTGTTGGTGGTGGGGCTGCTGGTAGTGCAGGTTCAGTTGGTGGCGGTATGAGTGGTGCATCTGTTCCTAAATTCAACGTAGTAGGTGCATCTTCAACAAATCAATTAGCACAAACAATTAGTTCAAAAGAACAACAACCTATTAAAACTTATGTTGTGGCTGGAGATATAAGTACTGCTCAATCTTTAAATCGTAATATTATACAATCAGCATCAATAGGTTAAAAAGTGCACCACATATGATATATAAAACAATTTAAAATTAAATTAATTATAATTAAAAAAATATAAGATGCGAATAGTAGAATTAATAATAGACGAAAACGAAAAGTTAAGTGGAATAGATGCAGTTTCAATCGTTGAATTTCCTGCAATAGAATCTAACTTTATTGCATTAAGCGAACATTTAGAACTTGCAAAAGTAGATGATGAAAAAAAGATTTTAATGGGTGCTGCATTAATACCTAATAAAAACATTTACAGAAGAAATGGTAATGATGAATATTATATTTTCTTTTCAGAAGATACAGTACGCAAAGCAAGTGAATTATTTTTAATGAATAGCAATCAAAACAATGCTACATTAGAACACGATAAAAAGCTAAAGGATTTGACTGTAGTTGAATCTTGGATAGTTGAAGATGTAGATATGGATAAATCTAAAAAGTATGGTTTAAATGCACCCGTAGGTACTTGGATGGTTTCAATGAAAGTAAACAATGAAGCTATATGGAATGACTTTGTTAAGACAGGAAAAGTTAAAGGCTTCAGCATCGAAGGATATTTCTCAGACAAATTAGAAATGAGTTTAGAAATTGCAAAAGAACAAGAATTATTAGATAAAATAAAATCAATTATAAATAATGCTGAAATTAATAAATAAAATTATGGGAAATAAAACAAGTTCACCTAAAGGTGGTAAAAGAGGTTGCGTATGTAAAGACGGAACATACAGTTCAAAATGTTGTAATGGAGAATTACAAGAACAAGGAATTGGAAGTTTAACAAATCAACAAGTTGCTGTAACAACTAATGTAGACAACACAAGAACTATAACTAACGTAAGTTCGTAATTTATAACAAATATAAATAAAAGTAATTAATAAAAAAAAGTAATATGACAACTGAAAAATTAGTAATGAATTCTTTGTTTGGAAAAACAGAATTAGCAAGTGTTAAAGTAGAATTAGCCGATTTGGCTTCTTTTAAAAAAGCAGTATCATCTGCTGAAACTTTTTTAGATAAAGTTGCACCTGCAAAATCAAAAGCAAAAGATGCTTTAACAGCTTATAAAATTGATGCTTTAAATTCATTAGCATCTTATAATGATGTTTTAAAACAATATGATGAACTACAAAAATTAGCAAGACAAATTGGACTTGAATTGCCACCAAATGCTAAAGCTGATTTTGATAGAGCTACTTATCAAGCTGGCGTTGCAAAAAAAAGATATAATTCTGTAGATAAATTAATAGCAGGATTGGCTGACTAATAATAAATAAATAAGTAAATATGAATGTAATTAATGAAATCAAAACTCTTTTGGGTATGGAAGTAAAACTTGCTCAAATGAAACTTAAAGATGGCGTTACAGTAATCGAAGCAGATGCTTTTGAACCTGAACAAGCTGTTTTTATAGTAAACGGTGAAGAACGTATTGCAATGCCAGTTGGTGAATACGAACTTGAAGATGGAATGATTTTAGTAGTAGCCGTTGAAGGTATTATTGCTGAAATTAAAGAACCTGTAACTGAAGAAGAAGCACCTGAAACTGAAGTTGAAGTAGAAGTTGAAGCACAAGCTGAAACAGTTGCAACTCCTAAAAGAATTGTTGAATCAGTTTCTAAAGAAATGTTCTTTGCTGAAATTGAAAAACTAAGAACTGAAATTGCTGAATTAAAATCAGTAAAACAAGAATTAAGTTCAGATAATGTTGTTGAACCATTAACACATTCTCCTGAAGTTAAAAATGAAGTTAAACTAAATAAAATATCAACTAATCGCCAAATGACTACACAAGATATAGTTATGGCAAAACTTTTTAATTAAATAAATTATGGCGACTACAACAAATGTGACTACCACTTATAGTGGAGAATTTAGCGGAAAATACATTTCTGCTGCATTATTATCAGGTTCTACTATTGCAAATGGTGGAATCGAAGTAAAACCAAACATCAAATACAAAGAGGTTATCAAAAGAATTGCTACTGATTCAATCGTAGCTAATGCAACTTGTGATTTTACTTCTACTTCTACAGTTACTTTAACTGAAAGAATTATTACTCCTGAGGAATTCCAGGTAAATCTTGAATTTTGTAAAAAAACGTTTAAATCGGATTGGGAAGCGGTTCAAATGGGATATTCTGCATTTGATAACTTGCCACCTGCTTTTGCTGATTTTATTTTAGCACACGTTGTTGCTAAAGTTGCAGAGAAAATGGAAAACAATATTTGGAAAGGTGTTAATG